ATATGAACTAAAAGCATAAGTTGTGTCGCGATCAGTTGTAGAAACAGTAATATCATTACCAGTGACTGCAAAAGAAATGTTAGCAGTTCCCGGCACTAGTTTAAAGCTGCCGCCACCGCCGCTCAATGCCACATTAGCGCCATTGCCTGGAAGAGCACTGCCTGTTAATGTTTGAGTCGTGTTGTTGTCAGCAGCAGCTGACCAGCTGCTGCCGTTGTACTTCAGCACTTGGCCACTGGCCAGCGTTCCCGAATTAATATTTACGTCTCTAAGATCTGTAAGATCCAATGATTCAGTTGGTACAATACTGTTAGTCCAAGTTGCACCGTCATATGATAACACTTGTCCTATTGAAGGTGTACCGGTGATTGCCACATCAGTTAGCTCATCAAGTGTTGTTGCACCTGTACCGCCGCCACCGGTGGCATCAGCTGCCGGAGCCCAAGCGGTGCCGTTCCATTTTAGGACTTGATTTAACGACGGCGCAGTTTCAGCAACGTCAAGTAGATCAGCTAGGTTTGACGGAATAGTGGGGAACGTTGGATTAACGTATCCAAGTGCTGTCCACGCTAGTGTACCGTTACCAATTTTCAGTTTACCGGTGTCNGTTTCAAAGCCTGGTTCGCCTTGTGCTAAAACAACAGACCCAGCTGCTGTCCAAGCTGCTGCGGTACCTTTTCTTAATATAATTTGTTGGGGCATGTCTTAAATCCTCTATCTTTGTTATTTAGCATATTTTGAGCTTACGCAGGTGTACCACCGTCTATTATCGTGTCAAATAGTGTAGTTGTTGGGTCACCGCCGCCCACTATAAAATCAAACACAGTGTCGCCTGGCCCACCGCCCGAAATAACGGCAGTTACTGTGTCGTTTACTGTTATTGTTATAGCAGCTACGGGAGTTATTGAATTCAACGTTAATGTGAATGTTTCAGGTCCTTCTGTTAAGAAGTCGCTGGCTATGTTTAGATTAATGCTGGCTGTGTTGCTACTTACGTTGAAGTTACCGGTTAGCACAGACAATCCGATGTCTGCTGCTGTAAATCCAGTACCACCCGTAATAGTATACGGAATAGTAGTGCCGTTAGTAACATTAGTTGTAGTTAATGTGATAGTTAATGCATCACCTTCGTCTACAGTTAAGCTAGGTGCTGACAGTAGGTATGTTGGAGTAGGGGTTGTTCCACCACCTCCAGATACTTCTATACCGCCGGCAGTTGTGCCATCGCCGATCCATACGGGGCCAACGCCTGCTGTTGCCCAGTCTGTTACGAACAACAGTTCTCCTGCCGCAGGTGTATTGATCCCAGACATTAGCTGTCGTTGGGCGTTCGTTCCTCGACGTATTTGTAAAGCCATTATTTTCCCCTAATCCTTAAAAAACACCTAGATCTAGTGTAAACCCTGCAGGTGCACCAAAAGATCCAAAATCTAATCCACTGCTAGGAGTGCCGCCGCTTGCAACACTGCTAGGAATCCATTTAGATATAACTGCGTTATACACCAATGCTTGACCGTTTGTTGGAGCAGTAGTAACTAAATCAACATTGTTAAGAGCGCCTAATCCATGGTTTGCAATACTGCTAACTGTACCAACTACTGATCCGTATACAGTACCAAGTACATCACCTGTTACATTACCAGTTACATTGCCTGCTAAGTTACCTGTTACATTACCTAATACGTTACCTGTTAAGTTACCAAGTACATTGCCGCCAACATTGCCCGTTACATTTCCTACAACATTACCGTACAAGTTGCCAGTTACATCGCCACTTAGGTCGCCAGTTACATTACCAGTTACGTTGCCTGTTAAGTTGCCAAGTACACTACCTGTCAAGTTGCCTGTTACATTGCCCAGCACATTACCGGTTACGTTACCGGTTACATTGCCTATCAACGGACCTTCTAAACTCTGAGCTGATATATCGCCACTGATAAAGATATTGCCTAGTCCAACTATATCAAATGAATTTAAGTTTAGGTCTGCAGACAGCGTTGGTGTAGCATCTTCACTTAGCGCATTAATACTATCAGGTGTGCTAATAGTTATTTCATTCAGCGATTGAGTCAATGTAATATTTGACCCTTCTACTAAGGAACGTAACTTTAGATTATTACCAACTTTTTCTTTAAAAATACTAGCACTTACGTCAACAAGTGGAGTACTACCTGCTCCGGATCCTACGTTATCAGCTGTTATAACACGGGTTAGATCTAGCTCGTTAAAGTTTGCATTGGTTTTTTCAAATGCCGTGCGTAGGTCATCGCCGGTACCGTCGTTTGCGTAAGACCCTAGATTAACTTGAAGTATACTCATATTTCGTTCTCTTTAGTATATTTAGCTGGTTCGCACTTTTGCTAAACCTAGCATACTTAATATACGTATATAAAACCATCCTACGTCAAATTCCCACCATTTCTGACTAAACTTGGGATTTGCTATATCTGCATGGTGATTGTTGTGTAGTTCTTCACCGCCAATCCATATGCCCCATGGCATTAGATTTTTACTTTTATCGTTGGTATCAGTATTGCGATATCCCCACCAGTGTGCCATTCCGTTGATAAAGCCCGCCGCCCAGAAGGGAATCCATAACATTTGTACACCCCACACTACGAATCCCCATGGCCCAAATAACAACAAGTCTATGACTAACATTACAAGAATGCCAAGGCGATGGTGGGGTGTATAAAGTTTACGTTCAATCCAGTCTTTAGGAGTGCCCATGCCGTATTTCATTACCATGTCAGCATCACTGCCTGCACGGTTGTAATACTTGACACCGCCAAACACCAAGTTCCAAATACCGTATACGTGTGGACTGTGCGGGTCACCTTCTACGTCTGTGTTCTGATGATGCTTGCGATGTACTGCTACCCATTGCTTGGTAGTCATACCCGTTGTAAGCCACAGCCAAAAACGCATGGCGTGACTTAGCACAGGATGGAACTCAACTCCACGGTGACTTTGACAACGATGTAGATACAGGGTAACTGACACTATTGTCAAGTGTGTCATTAACAGTGTTGCTAAGATAATTTCCATTGTTTATGTTTTTCCGTTATTGTTTAGGTTGGACTATTTGTTCCATATAGCGGCATCCATAACCCGTCAAAACCGGAGTAGATAAACTCTGCTGCAACGCCACTTGAAATATCTCTGCCAAACACTCCAGGATTTACTGTAAGGGTAGCAAGGTTATAACCGTTGAAAATAACCAAACGCTGTCCAGGCGTACCATTTGGCAGCGTAACTGAAGTAGGATCAGTTCCTGAATACCCTATTGCCGCTGTAACAAACAATAGATTAAAATCTACCGCTGTTGGAGCATAATCAATAGCACCAGTGTCAAGTGTAAATACTTGTTCGCCTTGTACCAACGCTGTGGTCTGTACAGTAGCATCTGGGAATGTCAATGAACCATCCCCGGCAAATCGCCAACTTTCAAGTCCTGCTGTCAATACAACATCACTGGCAATGTCAACAACATACCAAGTCCAGTTGCCGCCGCCTGATATTCCCATGTCAGCATAAGGCACAGTTAATACATCGCCACCGCCAGATTCACCACCACCTGTGTGACCAGAGCCGCCGTCAACCACTACAAATGCTGGAGCATGATAGTCTTCTCCATTTGTACTCCATGTGACATTGACCACAATATCAGTTCCAGGAACAACATAGTTGGATATGGGTGCTGGCGGTAATGAGGCAAAAGATGTATTCAAAATACTGGAAGCACTTTGTATTACTATTATATTTTTTGCGGCACCTGTAGCAGGTGTAACTTCTCTCACACTGCTATTTTTTGGTAGGGTTAATCTACCGTTTACGTCAAATGTCCATTTGATACCCACAGGGTCGTCAGCACTGATAACAACATTGCCGCCGTCCGCTTCGAGTTTAACATACTGAATGTCATCACCTAAGAATAGATCAACTGTTCCAGGATTGCCTGCCACAATGTGTATGTGATCGTCATCGTTGAATGTTGGATATATTTTCACCGCCATGTCAGGATTGGGAGTACCAAATTCGTCACTTACAAACGGTGTTAG